GTGCGCCATGTCCGCAGGCTGCGCAACCAGATGGAGGTGGAGCAATGCAAGTAATGGGTGTGGAGCTTGAGGACGATTCCAGCAAGGTTCTCACATACGACGCGAATTGCCCACGTCACTATCTCGGTGACGGATATATCACCGCGACACGCGCCATGCAATCAGCTATGACGTGGTGGGAGGACAGGTTCGACCACTCGGCAATCATCGTATGGTGGTGGTGCTGTGCGTTTAAGTACATTTGGCGCTGCTTGTCAAAAGGTCAGGCGCTATCAGACATAGACAAGGCCATTGATTGCCTGAATAAGCTGCGCAAGGAGGTGGAGCCGATATGCTCAAGTCATTCAAGCACAACCCAACGCTAGAAGCGATGCTCTCGTTCGCGGGATGTCAAGGTGGCTTCAGCGAATCGGACAAGAGTGCCATGGCTGAATCATTGAACACGATCCGAACGGCTCTCGTTCAGCCCTTCGGCGCTAACGTCGATGCAAAGAGGCGCGATTCCAAGTGCGTCACGGACGTTGAGTTCGACCGCGCCGTGATGGTGGTTCTGTCTACTGCGTTCACAATGTGGCTTTCTGGCGCGTTGGACAAGACCCCATGCGTAGGCGATGCCGAATGAAGACCACTGGATACACCGTCACTCGCTCTGATGGAGTAACATACCCATCAATCGCTGCTGCGGCTCGCGCAAACCGTATCGCCGAGTCCACGATGCAAAGGTACATCAATAATGGAACTAAGAGCTATCTTGGCTTCTCGTTCCGCATCACAGGCAGCTCGAAGCCGAAGCGCGAGCGCCTGAGCAAGCCCGTTATCTGTCCCATGTGCGGACGGACAACATATTGCGTGACTGGATTCTGTTATCATTGTTACCGTGAAGTGCTCGCGCTCAACCGCAAGGAGGACGCATACAGGGCGGTGAGCGTGGTCGCCTAGGTTGTACCGCGCGGTATAATATTGCAGGTAAAACATGCATTTCTCAATCAAATCTGGGGGTCTCGATTGACGGCACGCGAATATTTCGAGTACATCAGGGCGTGCCAGCGCTCAATCGACCGTAGGCTGGCGATAATCGCGTCTATGCGCGCGCGAGAATCTGTCCGCGCACAGACTTATGATGCGATCGGGCACGGAACCGGCAACCGCGACGCCATGCGCGCCACCGATTTGCGCATGGACGCCGAGAAATCGGCAGCGGCAGAAATCCGTGACCTTACCGACCAGGTGGAGGAGGGGCGCGAGCTCTGCCGTGGCATCCGCGCGGCGAATATCACGCAGCGCTGGGCGGACGCTTTGGAGCTGCACTACATCGAGGACATGCCTTGGCATCAGACCGCGAGCGCATTGGGCGTGTCCGAGCGACAGGCCCAGGTCGATGTGTCCTGCGCGCTCGATTGGGTCGATTCAGTCGGCATGGCCCGTGCAAGAACCGGATTAGGCCAGGCGGCCCTTCTCTAGTCCAGCCCCGTTCGCTACGGCGTGCGGGGCTTTTTTGTGCCTCGACTGCGCACTATTTCGCTATCCTGCGGCATTCAGCGCCAATCTGCGCCCTATTTCGCAACCCTTCGCCCCAACAATCCCGTATAACTAAGGTGCGGCATTTGATGGCATCACAACGCCACACATGCCGTATCTATGAGGGGTCGTGGCGGCATATGCCACCAACCTATAGCGGGGCTGTCCCTCCTTCAGTGCGCCCCCCTCGCACACACAGCCCCCACCACTAAGGACAATGGATGTCACGCAACGACCGCAACGGGCATCGCCGCCGCATACTCAGGCAAAGGGTCAAGGCACTAGGGCTACCATGCGCAATATGCGGGAGGCCCATAGACTATAGCCTCCCGCCTCTCCACCCATGGAGCTATGAGCTTGACGAGATCATCCCCGTCTCATTTGGCGGCGATGAGCTTGACCCTAGCAACGTGCAGCCTGCACACCGCATATGCAACGAGCGCAAGGGAAACCGAATCGGCTTCACATGCGAGGCTGGCGGCCGTCCAAAGCGTAAAGCTCCGAAACCGAACGCATCGCAAGACTGGACCGCATGACCGCGATGCACATTGGTTATCGATAACCATATGTCGCCGATTCGATGCTTTGGTTGCAGGGGTGGGGGAGTCCCCCTCCCACGCCCCCATAGCCCCCATCGCGCCTGGGCTGAAATACCCCCCAAGTGTGGAATTTCTCAAGGACTAAACAAAACAGCAGGTCAAAGGTTGTGCGAATGCTAATTTCGGACATCATCCCGTATGAGCGCAACGCACGCCACAATGACACCAAAACATCTTTCAGCCGTCCAAAGTGGCGGCTTTTTTATTACCGATTGGATGTGATCGCATGCCTATCACAAAGCCACCCGGCGTCGAGTCGGACGCTTTCAAGTCCGCGAAATGGGACGAGCTAACGCATGGTCGCAATTTCGCACAGTCAGACGCACCGGCGCTGTCCCTGCTTTGCCAATGGTACAAGATCGCGGAGACAGCCCAAGACGAGCTGGATAGCTTCGGCGGGCAGACCGCATACAACAACGACATGGGAGACCTGAAGGCATTCCCACAAATCGGCACGTTGAAAACAGCATCGGCGGAGATTCGGCAGCTGAACAAGCAGCTTGGAATTTGCGACACACACGAGGAGGTGGAGAGTGGAGCAAAGCAAACAAGCATCCTCTCCATCGTCTCGGGAAACCGTGAGAAGAGGAAGGCAAGAACCGCGTAGGGTCTATCGCGATGGCGCTGTCGCCTATAGTGAGATGGACGACGCGGTAGCCCTCGGCGAAGACCTCGGCATCTCGCCCTTTCCATGGCAGCGCTACATCCTGACGGACTGGTGCTCGTGCAGCGAGGACGGAAAGCCAGCCTATGTGACGTGTGGACTGGACGTGCCACGACAGAACGGCAAGAACGCTGCGCTCGAAATCTACGAGCTTTACCGACTCGCCGTTTGCGGATGGCATATCCTCCACACCGCACATCGCGTAAAGACCGCAAAGAAGTCGTTTATGCGCCTCGTGCGCTATTTCACCGACGAGTGCCACCCCGAGCTGGTGGAGCTGGTGGAGCGCATACGCAGGACGAACGGCGAAGAGGCAATCTTCCTCAAGAACGGCGGCTCAATCGAGTTCATCGCCCGCACGAACGGCACGGCTCGTGGCTTCGACGATATACAGCTGGTCGTGTACGACGAGGCCCAGGAGCTTACCGACACCCAGTACGACGCGATAGCTTACACGCTCGCCGCATCGTCCACTGGCGAGCGCCAAATCCTGTACATGGGCACGCCTCCCAATGAGCGGAGCGCCGGTACCGTGTTCGCCCGCGTGCGCAAGTCCGTCCTAGAGGGCGGCATGAGGCGTATGTGCTGGGCGTCGTGGGCGTGCGAGAAGTTGCCGCCCAAAGACTGCACGTTCGCCGACATCCTGGACGATATTTACGAATCTAACCCGTCCATGGGCTACGTGCTCGACGAGAGCTACACGGAATCGGAGTTCGCCGGAGCCAAGGGCAATATCTCCGGCTTCGCACACGAGCGCCTGGATTGGTGGAGCGGTTCGAGCAGCGCGAGCGTGATAGACGAATCGCTTTGGCTGTCTTTGGCTATTCCGCGTGCCAAAGTGCCCACGGATGGCAAGAAGACGTTCGGCGTGAAGTTCTCGCCGGACGGCTCACAAATCGCCCTGTGCGCCTGCCGCCTGCAAGAAGACGGTTCGGCTTACATCGAGCATATCGGGCAAGGAACCATAGCCGATGGCCTGTCATGGCTGACCGACTTCCTTTGCACCGAGCAGATGGCCGACACCACAGCAGCCGTGGCAGTTGACGGGCGAAACGGCGCGGCTGCGCTCCTCGACCGCCTGCGCGAGTGGTATCCGCGCCAAGCGCTATACGCCACCTCCACGCGCGACGTGATCGCGGCTACATCCATGTTCTCCCAAGCGCTTATAGACAAGACCGTCACCCATTGGGACGGCGGCGAGGACAACGCCCAAGAAGCGCTAAACCAAAGTGCCCTTGAGGCCCGCAAGCGCCCCATTGGTAGCGATGGAGGGTGGGCCTACGGCGGCGATACGTCCGCGCCAATCGAGGCGGCTGTAATCGCCTACTGGGCCGCCAAGACGACCAAACGAGACCCCGAGGGGGGATGCGTTATTCTATGAAGAACGAAAATCCGACGCTCTACCAAGTCGACCCGTCCATGATGAACCTCACGGGCGAGGAGGTTGACGTATTCAACAAGCTGTTGGCAGAATGGCAGCGCCACCTAGGCTCGAACATCCGCAACGAGGCGTATTACAAGGGCAAGGTAATGCCCGTCACAACCGATTCATCCATGCCATCCGACCTCGTTAACCTCAACATCGTAATGGGGTGGGGAGGCAAGTGCGTGGACGTTCTCGCGAACCGCTCTGTTCTGGATGGGTTCGACGGGGGAAGCGCCGAGGCGTTGAGCTCAATCATTCCCACCACTACTTTGACCGAGATTTACGAGCAGGCGGTAACATCCGAGCTTACGGATTCGTGCGCCTTCCTGACTGTATCAAAGGGAATGCCGGGCGAGCCTGATGTGATCGTATCGGCGCATTCTGCGCTCGACGCGGCGGCTATATGGGACGAGCGCAAGAAGCGAATCAAGGCGGGAATCTGCGTAGTCGATATCGACGTTGATTCGAGCGGGCTGCGCGTGCCAACGTGGGTCAACATGTACACGGACGAGTACACCTATTCATGTCGCAAGGTTGGCGATTCATGGATTGCTGAGAAAGTGGCAAACCCGTTTGGCCGCCCGCTCATGGAGCCATTGCGTTACCGTCCGTCTTTGACGCGCCCTTTCGGCAAGAGCCGTATCAACCGCACCGTTCGTAGCCTCATCGACCGTGCCCTGTGTGTCGGCGCGCGCACCGAGATTGCCGCTACATTCTATACGTGGCCACAGCGATACCTTCTCGGCGTGGACAAGAAGACCGCCGAGGAGATGTCGAAGCGCAAGGTCGAGATGTACGCCGACTCCATGTTGCTTGTCACGCCGAACAAAAACGGCGACACCCCGCAGCTTGGGCAGCTCTCGCAGATGACCATGCAGCCACACATAGACCATCTTGAGATGTTGGGCAAGCAGTTTGCGAGCGAGGCGTGCATCCCACTCGACGAGGTTGGTATCGTATTCGACAACCCAACGTCGAGCGAGGCGATGTTCGCCGCCCAGCAGCGCCTTATTGTCGAAGCTGAGCACGTAAACCGCATGAACGGCATCGCATTGGGCAACATCGCCCGCATGGCGCTCGGAGCCGTCAACGCGGCTGATTTCGACGCGGCAGATATCACCCCGCGATTCGCCGACGTTTTGCGTCCCTCCAAGGCGGCAAACGCAGATTTCGCAATCAAGGTCAATTCCGCAGTTCCCGCTTATTCCGGTACGCGCCAATTCTGGCGAGACCTCGGCTATTCGGAACCGACAATCGACTCCATCTTGCGCGAGGTTCGCTACTCTCAAATAGTACAGGCGGCGGCGCAGGCGTCCGCACAGGCGGCACAGCAGCAGCCGACCCCGCAACCGGAGGGCGTGGACGATGCAGATATCGGCGAGTAGGCTTGCTGAATACACTGCGGCGCTCAACGCCCAGCAACAGGCGGCGTTCAATTTCATGCAGACCGCGCTGCGCTCCTTCTACCAGCTCAACGGCGGCATGATTGACGCTGAAACCATGCGCGAGTTCGCCATGCAGACGCTCACGACATGCGTCCAGACGTTCGGCGACAGGGCCGCTACAATCGCGTGCTCGGCGTATGACGTGACGATGGAGGAGTTGGGCATATCCGTCCAGCCGTCCGCCGTGTACAACCCCGTCTCGGTTAATTCTACCGGCAGACAGGTCGATTATCTGATGCGTCAGTTGACGCCGGACACGTTCGATTCGTTTGCCCAGAAACTCGCCGAGCGCGCATACGAGAACGTCGGAAGGGCGGCGAACAAGACCACCATCCGCAACGCGGAGCGTGACTACTCCAAGGGCGTGCGCTACGCCCGCGTGCCGACCGGAAAAGAGACGTGCGGATTCTGCTTGATGCTCGCATCTCGCGGCTTCGATTACACGTCACGCAAGGCAGCAGGCGACATGGGATTCGCCTTCAACCGCTTCCACGACCGCTGCGATTGCCGAGTGGTGGCGGGCGACGACTTCACCACTGTTGAGGGCTACGACCCTGACTGGCTCTATGACGTATACCTAGACGCCCGCTCGACCATCGACCCCGCGTCAATCAGGCGCGAGATGGCGGGGCTACCAGCGCAAATCGTCAACAAGAAGATTACCGACGAGATATGCAAGGAGATAAACCGCCGGTCGCTCGATTGGAGCTGGAACGGCGGCAAGGTCGAGTCAGGCACGGGCGAATACAAGCGCTTCACGGCGGCGCTCGCTGAGCACGGCTACACAACGTCAATCACCGACCGCAAGGGCGCGCCTCTGCGTATGAACGGCCTTACATGGGGCATGGCCGACGCAACAGGCGGCGCAGTCTCGTCATCAATCTCCTCCATGCGCCGAGAGCGAAAAGATGGAGGGACCGACACGGCGGGACATTACGTCCTGCTCGTGGACGGCATAAGCGGAGCCGTTCAAAGCGTTAGGAACAGCCTCCAAGACGGCGAGACCGCCATTCTCATAGACACCAAATCAAAGGGCGCTTCTGGACTATCCGATATGCGCCGAATAACCAGATGAATCAAGCCCCGCGAGGGCTTTTTTCATATCTATCCGCAACCCGAAGCCGAACGGCGTCGGGGGACAGCGCCGAACGGCGCGGTAAGGAGGTTCGTCATGGCAGACGACCAGAACCATACCGACACGCAGCAGGTTGATCCGAACGGCGACACCGCTCATGTCGATTGGGAGGCAAAGTACAACGAGATGAAGCAGCATTCACGAGAATGGGAGCGCAAGGCTAAGGCGAACAAGGACGCAGCCGACGAGCTAGCAGCGCTCAAAGAGGCTCAGATGAGCGAGCATGAGAAGCTCCAGCAGCAACTCGCGGACGCTATTGCTCGTGCCGATGCGCTTCAGGCCGAGAAGGACAAGAAGCAGTGGGTTAGCGAGGTATCGACCGAAACGGGCGTGCCGTCCGACCTGCTCGAACTCATCTCGGCATCAGACCGTGACGACCTCATGTCCAAGGCCGAGAAGCTCGCAGACAAGTACTCGACCAAGGAGCAGCCCACCGTGCCCGTGGTGCTGGGCGACGGCAAGCACGCCGAAATCAAGCAGACGGGCAGCGCGAAGGACGATTTCGCGCAATTCATGAAGAACGCCTTTAACTAGACAAGGAGAAAAAAACATGGCTGAAGGCATCAACAAGACCTCCATCACCCTTCCCTCTTCCGTTTCCAACGAGATTTGGGCAAAGACGCTCAAAAGCTCCGCGATCATGCAGCTCGCGCAGCGCATCGACCTTCCCGGCAACGGACTGACCATCCCCGTCATCACGGGCGAGCCCGCCGCCGATTGGGTCACCGAGACCGAGAACAAGCCCGTATCCCAGCACACCCTCACCACCAAGGACATGAAGGGCTACACGCTGGCTATCATCGAGCCGTTCTCCAACCAGTTCCGCGACAACACCGAGGCGCTTTACAACGAGCTGGTATCCCGCCTGCCGTTCGCTATCGCCAAGAAGTTCGACGAGACCGTCATGTTCGGCACCGCCCCCGGTACCGGCTTCGACACCCTCAAGGGCGTTACCAACGTCGTAGACGCCTCCACCAAGACCTATGACGCCTTCGTCGATGCAATCGGCAAGGTTGCCGAGGCAGACGGCGACCTCAACGCCTTCGTCCTCTCCCCGCAGGCCAAGACCCTGCTGCTCAAGACCAAGGACACCACCAACCGCCCGCTGTTCATCAACAACGTCCAGACCGACGGCGCAGTGGGCCATGTGCTCTCCGTCCCCACGTACTTCACCAAGTCCGCGCACAAGGCAGCCGTTTCTTCCGGCACTAAGGCGGCTGAGGTCATCGGCTTCGGCGGCGATTGGAGCGCCGCACGCTACGGCATCGTCAAGGACGTCAACATTTCCATCTCCGACCAGGCTACGCTCACGAGCGGCTCCAAGACGCTCAACCTCTGGCAGCGCAACATGTTCGCCGTCCGCTGCGAGTTCGAGGTCGGCTTCATCGTCCGCGACGTCAACGACTTCGTTCGCATCGACAACGGCGTCGCCGCCTAGGAGTGATTCACTATGGCTATCAAGGCATTTGCGACCGCCGATGAATATGAGGCGGCTTATGGCGCGGTAGCCGACGAGAAGCGGCTAGACGCGCTGCTGTTGCGAGCGACCGGCTACCTTCTCGGAAAGATGGATGGTTACGCTGCTGGGGAGGACGAGGTATTAGATCTCAACCTCTCCACCGTGTGCATGGCTATGGTGAGCCGCGCCCTGTCTGCACCCGCTGGCATGGGAGGCGTGAGCCAGTACAGCCAGACGGCGGGGAGCTACACGGCGTCCGTATCGCTGCTCGACCAGTACATGCGCCCTCTTCCGTCCGAGCTTGACCTTCTGGGTCTTAACTCCGGCGCTGTCCTGTCCTGCCGGATGATGGCGGGTGACCGGTATGCAGCTGATTAGCGGTTGCGCCGTCGAGGTCTTGCGGCGTGGACCAGGCGCAGTGGACGAGCACGGCAACGAGGTGCCCGGCGAATGGGTCTCAGAGTCCGTCGCCAACGTCCTCCCGCAGCCGGGCGCAACAAGTGATTTGGAGGCATCACGACCGAACGGCGTGACCGTCTCCATGACCTTTCACTTCCCCAAGACGTACACGGCATCCCTCCGCGACTGCCTGATTAGGTATGGAGGGCGCGAATACCAAGTCATCGGCGACCCTCAACCTTACGTTGAAGCTAACTGCCCTGGTGACTGGAACCGCGCCGTCGAATGCGGGGTGTGCGATGGCTAAGGGCGGATGGTCGCTCAAGATGCGGCGCGTCGGAAGAATCAGGCCCATCGAGCGCGGAATCGTCGAGATAACCAAGGGCGGAGCCGTGTCCTCCATGCTCATGGCTCAGGGAGAGAAGGCGGCGGCGCGATGCAATGCGCTCGCTCATCTCTCGAACGGAAACCCCGTATACGAATGCCAGCTGAAGATGCTAGGCAAGACTGCATCCGCCCGCGTCGGCGTTGCGAACTCCGACGCATACATCGACAACCTTAAACACAACACATTAAAGAAGGGGTGCGGCGTATGAGCTTCGACGTGATAGCGGCGACATGCGCCGCGCTCCGAAAAGGGTTGGGCGTGCCGTCAAGCTCTACCGTCCCCGCAAAGCGCCCAAAACGGTTCACCACCGTCGAGCGCACGGGCGGCGGATACTCGCTCGGCAAGGACGAACCGAACCTTGCCGTCCAGGTGTGGGCCGAAACGGAGACGGAGGCTTACACGCTCGCGCTCATGGCGCGCGAGGTACTGGTCAACATGCGCGAGACGTGCCCCAACGTGTGCTCATGCTCCGTTGGAGGCATCTATGCCTTCCCAGACCCAGATAGCGGCACTTCGCGCTATCAACTCGACTTCTACGCCGTCACGCGCCCATAGCGTGGCGGCTCTTCTCTTGAGAAAGGATTGAAAACATGGCTGAATCCATGCTCGATACTTCCAACCTCGGTATCGCCAAGGGCCGCGAGGGCGGCTACGCATGCGTCGCCCCCGCCGGTACCGACCCGACACCGTTCCTCGATATGAAAAAGACCCTTGCGGAGCTTTGCGAGTCCCAGACCACGCTCAAGTCGCTTGGCTACATCTCCGAGGACGGCATCACAATTGCCGCCGATACCGACACCGACGATATCTCTGATTGGTCCGGCGCTATCGTTGCCTCTCCCATGTCAAGTTTCGGCGAGACCATCGAGGTTAGCTTCCTCGAAACCCGTGATTCCGTTCTGAAGTCTGTCTACGGCGACGCGAACGTCACTACTGACAACAAGGGCACCACGACCGTGCGCCACAACAAGAACTTCACCGCGTCTCACCTCTATATCTTTGACTGCGTAGTTTCCGACACCAAGGTGAAGCGCGTCGTCGTTCCCAACGGTGTGATCGTCGAGCGCGATGACATGGAGATGAACAACTCCGATCTCGCAGCTTACTCGCCCACCATCAAGTGCCTGCCCTCTGACGCATTCGACGGAGACACCATGCGCGAGTACATCTACGACACCACCACCGTAGCCGCCTAGCGGCAGCCACGACAAAAGACCGCCCATTTCGCATGGAGGGCGGCGACGGCGGCTCTGGTAGTAGGCGCTAGAGCCGTTGCCACCGTCCTCCATGAGCCTACCGAAAGGATTCAAATGAATATCGAAGACATGTCCCCCGAGCAGCTCCGCGAGTACGCGACCGCCAAGGAGAACCAGCGCGAGGCACTCACGGCCCGTTACATGGACCGCGAGCCCAATTTCAAGGTAGTCCAGGACACCAAGGAACCCTATGAGAAGGACGTAGAGTTCGAGGGAGAGACGTACCGAATCGACATGCGCCGCATCAAGTCGCGCGAGTTCATCAGAATGTTCGGCAAGTTCCAGAAATACGCGAACGAGGGCAAGGACGCGCCGATTTCCGACGCTCTGGCGCTCTACGATTTCGTTTTCGGCGGCAAGGTCGATGACAAGGTGTGCGCGGTCGTAAAGGCCAAGATGGGCTATAAGGACTTCGAGGAAATCATGCGCATCGAGAATGCGCTGTTCGAGGGCATCGAAGTAAAAAACTAGCGGCGCTCGTTCCCGTCCTGCTCGACGGGCGAGACGAGCTTTACGCCGACTTCCAGCAGTATTACGGCCTCAACCTAGACGGTTTGATGGACGCGGGCGAGTTCGGCGCTATCGCCGTTCTTGCCGTCCAGCTACCCCTATCGTCGCGCACGCTGAAACGCCTACACCCAGAGCTGGCATGGGATGAGCAGACGTACATCCTAGCGCTCATCTCCGACCAGCTCGCAAATATCGCCTACGGGTTGGGAGGCGGCAAGGGCAGGAAGCCCAAGCCGATACCGCGCCCGAAGGCACCAAAGAAGAAAGAAGAAAAGAACCATCTCGATGTGAGCAAAGCGAGGGTGGACGAGCTGCTTTTCGCTCCACGCCGAATAGCCGAGGTCACGGTAGAGGTGGATGGAAATGGCGGAAAGGGGTGATTGAATGGCTGATGTGGCGAGCGGCTCCGTGCTGCTCACGCCGAAATTCGATAACCTGACATCATCAATCGCCGACCAGCTTGACGGCGCTTTCTCCGGCGCATCCAAGATTGGCGGCAAGGCTGGCTCAGACGCTGGCGGCAAGTTCAGCTCCGGGCTATCCGCCAAGGCCGGTGCGGTCATGGGCCTTGTTTCGAGCGTCACGAGCAAGGCGTTTGACGCGATATCAAACTCTTTGGGTAGTGCAATCGGACGAGTCGACACCATGAACAATTTCCCGAAGGTCATGAAGAACCTTGGGTATTCAGGCGATGAAGCCACGGCGTCAATCAAGAAGATGAGCGCTTCTATTGACGGTCTTCCGACGTCGCTGCCCGCGCTTACGGGCATGGTGCAGCAGCTCGCTCCTTTATGCGGAGGGCTTGACGAGGCAACAAACATCGGCATCGCGTTCAACGACATGTGCCTGGCATCGGGCGCATCGACGGCGGACGTATCCCGTGCGATGCAGCAATACAGCCAAATCCTGAGCAAAGGCAAGCCCGAACTGCAAGACTGGAAGACCTTGCAGGAGGTCATGCCTGGGCAGCTAAACCAGGTGGCGAAGGCGCTTATTGGCCCGACCGCTAACTCTAAAGACCTGTACAATGCCCTAAAAGACGGCTCCATTACGATGGATGATTTCAACGCAGCCGTTCTGAAACTCGACCAAGAGGGCGTGGATGGTTTCGCATCGTTCGCGCAGCAGGCCAAGGACTCAACGCAGGGCATCGGCACCGCGCTCGATAACATCTCGAACCGCGTTGCGAAAGCCGTTCAGACGATCATCGATGCGTTTGGAGCTGAAAACATCTCCGGCGCGATTAACGCCTTTAGCGGCAGCTTTGGCAAGACCGCTGATGCAATCGCTACTGTTATCTATGGCATCAAGGACGTTGTTTCAAAAGGCGTGAGCGGCATCGCTTCCGTTTTCGGTCAAATCAAAAGCGCGTTGCCTAGCGGTTTCCTTGATGGAATCGTTAACGCTTTCAACCAGCTTGCACCAGCTATCATGCCCGCTATCACGGCATTCACTCTGCTTTTGCCTGCCATGGGCGGAATGCAGAAGGTTTTCGGTATCGTATCCGGCTTTAAGTCACTTGGCGCGGCGCTTTCTGCGGTTGCGGGCGGCCCTGTCGGTCTAGTGATCGCTGCAATCGCGTCGGTCGTTGTCGGCCTTGCAGAGCTCTACAACACTAACGAGGACGTGCGCAACGCCATCAACTCCGCCTGGTCTGGTATCCAATCTGCGGCGGCTCAGGTGTGGCCTTACATCCAGCAGGCAGTTACCACGGCTTGCTCCGTGATTCAGGGCGCTGTTACCCAATACTGGCCCGTTATCCAACAGGTCGCAACGCAGGTAATGGGTGCTGTTAAGGATTTCGTCGTATCTGCATGGCCGACGATTCAGGCGGCTTTCACCACGGCTTGCTCTGTGATTCAAAGCATCATCCAGGCTGTTTGGCCCGTGATTCAGGCTGTCGTTTCCGTCGTGATGAGTGCTATCCAGCTCATCGTAACGCAGGTCTGGCCCACGGTGCAGAACTACATCTCGATGGCGTGCCAGGTTATCATGGCCGTTATCAATGCAGTGTGGCCCGTGATTCAAACCATCATCACTACGGTAATGAACGTTATCATGGCGGTTGTCTCCGTCGTTTGGCCGATTATCCAAACGGTCTTTTCCACTGCATGCGCGGTTATCGCTGCGGTTATCAATGCTGTTTGGCCTGTTATCCAAACGGTTATCACGACCGTGATGCAGGTAATAAACGCTGTCATTGGCACCGTCCTCGCCGCCATCAACGGCGACTGGAGTGGAGTGTGGACTGGCATTCAGTCCATAATTGAGACAGTGTGGACTGGTATCCAAAACATCGTTTCAACCGCGATCGGCGCAGTAAGCTCGATTATCAGCTCCGTGTTGAACACTATCAGCGGCGTTTGGTCTGGCACCTGGGGCGCAATAAAATGGGCATTTAGTTCAATCTGGAATGGAATCAGGGCCGCTGCGACTAGTGGAATCGACTCCGTATACACGACAGTGACGGGCATCAAGGACAAAATCACGGGCTTCTTCTCAGGTGCTGGCTCCTGGCTGGTAGAATCGGGCAAGTCGATTCTCAACGGCCTCAAGTCCGGCATCGAGAGCGCAATAGGCTCCGTGACGTCTTCCGTGGAGGGCGCGGTCGAGACAATCCGAGGCCTGTTCCCGTTCTCGCCCGCTAAATGGGGCCCGTTCTCTGGACATGGCTACACCACGTACTCCGGCAAGGCGCTCATGGGCGACTTCGGCAAGTCGATTGTCGGTGCCGCTTCCTCCACCGCTGCAATGGCTGAGAAGGCTATGGTCACCGTTAACGACGCGCTTGTCGCGCGACCCGTTGACTTCAGCGCATCTTCTCGCGGCGTGAGCGGAATCAAGTCCGCTGCCGCGCGAGTGGCTATGGATGTATCGGCATCGCGCGATGAATCGGCGGAGGCTGTTATCGGCTGGCTCGGTAACAACCTCCCCGCGATCATCTCCGAATGCACGCCCGTCATGGGCGAGAGCGATTTCGGGCGCAAGGTAAGGAAGGCGGTTGCCTATGCGTAAGCTTGAGTACGTATCGGGCACAGGCTCCATCCATGTGCAGCTTGACGCTGACGGCGTTTTCGCCGGAACTGCTGCGGCGATTCGCGGCAGGGCATGGAACTATACGGTGGGTTACCGCTCGCTTTCAGGCATTTCGCGCGATGCGCGGGAATGCGATATTGAGCTGAAAGTTCTCGACCGCGCCATGGCGAACACGCTAAGGCGCGTGGCGGACCGCGACATGATGGAGGGCACGCCCGGAACCATCATCGCGGACGGTTGGAGCCAACGCGCGTATATCGTGAAGGCTGAGCCGTCTGACATCAACGAGGTTGTCGTGACCATGGCGCTCACGGTCGTGCTGCTCGACGGCGTTTGGCGCAAGCCGCACACGGTCGAGTATTTGCCGCTTACCGTGAGCGCTGATAGCTATGAATACCTCGATTTGCCCTATGACCTTCCTTATGACCTAGGCATCCCGTTTACCACGTCCTCCATCGAAGCGGGGGAGTGGTTGGAAAGTCCCGTAAAGCTGACCATCTACGGCACGGCGGTAAACCCTGCAATCCGTATCGGCGAGAGCTGGTACAAGGTCGACGCGACTGTGCCAGAGGGAGGCTACATGACTATCGACCCGATTTCGCGCACCGTTACTATCACGGATGCTGACGGGGCTGTTATCGACGCCTTCGCAAAGGCGCACCGTGGTAGCGGACTTGGCAGCGGCGAGTATATCTTCGAGCCGATACCGACTGGCTCGCATGAGGTCGCATGGGACATGAGCTTTGGATTTGACCTCACGTGGTACGAGGAGGAGGGCGAGCCGCCGTGGTGCTAGTGGTTGCTGATACCAAGCTCGGCAACGTTCGTGAGATTGAAGATTTCACGCTCGACGTCGCGTTCGGCGCGGACGAGAATGCACTCACGTTAACCGTTGAGGATAGGAGCGCACCCGCAGCTGGACAGCTTGTCTATATCGACGCAACCGAATACGGCGGCGTAATCGACCAGGTTAAGCGCGGGTCTGGACGCGGCGCTACCGGCACGGTAGAGTGCAAGGGGCGCACGTGGCACGGCATCTTGGCGGGACGCAGGCTTTCGCCCGATTCTGGCAGCGGGTATCTGACCGTCAACGGCAAGACGGGCGATGTGCTTACCTCGCTGATAGCACGCATGGGGCTTGAGAGCCTGTTCAAATCAGCTTCTGACGATTCGACCGTTAGTTACACCTTCGAGCGCTTTTGCGACGGATATAGCGGTCTCATGGCTCTTGCCAAGGCAAATGGCAGAAAGCTGGCGATGAGGAGAATGGACGGCTATATCGAGCTGTCCATGCCTCCAATCGTAGACTACGCTAACAAGGTCGATTCGGATTTGCTCGACTTCACGATAACGTCGGTTCACCGGTGCGTAAACCACCTGCTGTGTGCTGGAACTGGTCAACTCGAAAACCGCGCAATCGTCCATTTCTACGCGGACGAGAACGGCAACGTTAGCCACAAACAAACACTTTTCGGAATTGACGAAATATGCGCGCTATACGACTACTCGAATGCTAGTACCAGCGAACTTGAGACCGAGGGAAAGAAGAAGCTGCTCGAATACCAGACGAGCGGAACCGTTGAGGTCGATGCTCATGATGACATGGACGTTGACGTCGGCGACATCATCAGCGCGCGCGACAACTCCACCGGCACGACCGTTACGGCGACCGTGAGCAAGAAAGTGGTCAAAGTCGAGCGCGGCGTCGCTGCCTATTCATATGAGGTCGGCAGCGATACCACCACCAAGACGAGTTCAACGGGCGCGGCTGAAAGCAGCGGAGGCGGAGGGCACGCATACCTCGCGGGCAAGGGCTTGACGCTGGACAATTACACGTTCAACGCAGATGTCGATGCGTCAGACCTATCCTCAATCTCCACAAAGGTGGATGAGGCGCGAACGGAGGCATCTAACGCCCTTGCAGCAGCTGGAAAAGCCGAGGAACGCGCCAATGCGGCGAACGATGCTGCGGCTGCTAACGCCCAGGCTATCGCGGCGAACGCGACGGCAATCTCGACCAAGCAGGACGCACTTATAGCGGGTAAAAACATCACGCTGGATGGCGCGAAAATCAGCGCAACGGACACAACGTACCAAAACGCCACTCAAGACGCTGCAGGACTTATGTCCGCCGTAGACAAGGCGTTACTTGACGGCATCATGACGGGCGCGACCGTTGCGAAGAGCGCCGAGACGGCCAATGGCTTTGATTCAACAAGAACCGTTGCTATCACGGGAGCTGTGAACGGCTCCGCGACATGGGACGGATCAAGCGACCTGTCAATCACGGTCGATGGCGACTCTGCCGCCGCCGGATTCCTCGCGGCTCACCCAGTTGGTTTCTACGTTGAGACGAGCGGGGCGAACCCTAACAACTTCGGCGGCACCTGGACGAGGCAACCGAGCATCGGTCCTAACACATGGCTAAGGACTAAATAGGAGGTCAAATATGGCAAAAACCGAGAATTACACCCACTACGTCTGCGACCGCTGCGGCGCTGATGCGTATCTGGCGGCAAACAGCGCCGCCGCGAACGACTGGCGTGATGTCGAGCGCTTCGACCAGTACGGCAGCAAGGCTACACGCCTGCTGTGCAAATCGTGTACCGACGAGTACAAGAAGCTCGCCGCGAAGCACGACGGAGAGTTCCAGCAGTTCATGAGCAACGCGAAGGAGCAGTAGCATGGCATTCGAGATAGTTGACGGAATGACTGGTACCAAGCACATCAGCTCGGACGACCTGTCGGCGCTCAACGTCGCGACAATCGGCAAGGCGGATTGCGTTCTCGAGTACGGAGACGACTTCGCGCTCACGATGCAGAGTGCAAATTCAGCGACGCTCGGCACCGGCGTGGGCATGGTCGGCGGCAAGCGCTTCTGGAACCATGCTGCTACTAGCCTGACCATCCAATCTGGTACGCAGGGACAGAAGCGCAACGACCTGATTGTGGCGCGCTACGCGAAGACCAGCGCTGGCATCGAGTCCATCACGCCGGTCGTAATCAAGGGCACGCCCACGACGGGCACCGCTGCAGACCCAAAGGTGACTGCGAACGACTTGAAGCTGTGGCGTGTTCCGTTGGATGGAATCAGCGTGGGCGAGCCTGTCAAGCTCTTCGAGCCTGTCGCTTCGCTATCGACCATCGGGGATTCCGTATCCCAGACACAAGGCTCGTTCAAACCGGCTAACGGGTGGGCCGTGCAGTCTGGCAAGGTCATGCGATACGGGGATTGCGTCACGATGTGGCTCGACGTAGCGGCTGGCACTGTTACGAACAAGAACCCGGGCACCACGTTTGCGACGATGCCCGCTGAGTTCGCGCCGCGAAATTATGACCTCGAGTTACCGGTGTTGGGATTCACCACCTCGTCATACCCGGTAAGCTTCTGGATTCGCATTACTACCAAGGGCGAAATCAAAATCAAGCAGTATGTGCTCCCGCAGAACACTGTACTCGGTCAGATAAAGAGCTGCTGCACGTATCTGAGGGTTTAAGACAGGCATTACCCGATGGGCCAAGACCAGATTCCGAAGAGCAACCTTACCGTATGTCGGGCTGTCGTCGTCACAACACGATGAAGACCGCGCTGTCGTACTGGCTCCTCGACTTCAAGTACACTTTGCCGCTGGAGTAATACGCATACGCCGTATAGTTGTCTTGTTCAGAAGCGTATACGACCTGCATCGATTTATCGCCTGATAAGCATTCAGAAACGAAGCTCGACGCCGTCATAACCGTGCTCGCCAATCCGCGAGCATTGCCGTTGACGCTCGTGGTGAGGACGACAAAAGTAGCAGACGAGAGGTCGACCGGGAATGGCACGTAAGACGTCGACGCTGTCGAGAAGACGCATGGCGAGGTAAGCCGGGATACGGAATGCCCTACATCTCCATCGCCGCCGTGTATGAATCGCTCGCCCTCGCCACCACCGTGCGGAATGATTGCAGGTAGTGCGACATAGCGGCTGCATAGTAAAACATCATTTTTAACAGTCCAATCTCTAAAAAATCCCAGACGTTTCGCATGGTAGACCGCCGCGTTTCGTCTGGGATTTTTGCATTCAAGACGCGGGGGACGATGGCCAGATATTGCCATGGAATGGAGGTGATGCGATGGACACAGCAATCATCGACTCGGCCATGTCGTGGTTCGTTGCCGCTCTTTTGGGGGCTGTTCTGGTGGCACTTAAGCGGCTCTACAGCCTAATCCTTGCCAATCAGGAGGGCACCAAGACCCTGCTCCGCAGCAGACTCTACGACATTCACGAGCGCACGGTCGAGAAGGGCTATTGCCCTGACGATCGCAAGCGCGAGACCGAGCAGGTCTATACGGCGTACCACGCACTCGGCGGCAACGGCGTGGGAACGCAGTACTACCACGAAATCCTAAATGCGCCAGTGTGCGCGGAAAGGGGATAGCCAGATGACTACCGAAGACATTATCCGCAAGCTGACCAGCCGCAAGTTCTGGCTTTGCTTAGCCGCCTTTCTCGGCAGCATCGCCGCGAGCATCGCTGGCATCACTACAAGTAACGAAACCGTTGCTATCGTCGGCACGGTGTGTGGCGTTATCAGCGCAGCGATCTATGCAGCAGCTGAGCAGTCGGTCGATGCAGCCCGCATGAAAGCGGGTGGAGCGAATGACCCTAAGCGTAAGCTGCCGCTCCGCATCGCCTTTTTCGTCGCTCTCGCACTCGTAGCGGCCCTTGCCGCCCCGTGCGGCGCGGAAGCCTACCAAAGCGTCAATAAGTACGTATCAAACGGCCACGGATACCTCAATGCGTCTTACCTCGTCATCCATGAGACGGCTAACCCCGGCGCTTCCGCTTACAACCATACTTTGTTGTGGTCGCGCAATGATACCTACGCCGTCCATCACGTCATGGAGCTTGACGGTTCCACCGTGTACAACACTGTGCCTGAGAACCGATTGTGCTGGCACGTGGGCAACGGCAATGGCTATACAATCGGCATCGAGCTGGCCCATGCCACCAATGCTAGCGACTTTGCCAAGCAGTGGAACGAGGCAGTGAAGTGGGCTGGCGATGAGTTACGCGCCCACGGTTGGGATACGTCTCGTCTGCTTTCCCACTACGAAGCTGCTCAGCGCTGGGGCGGAAGTGACCACACCGACCCGAACGGCTATTTCCGTCAGTATGGCAAGACGTGGTACGAGTTTAAGCAGGCTGTTGCCGCTTATTTGGGAAGCGGCTACGTAGCTCCAATCGCACCGACCGATGGTAACGGAGGCACCTACCAGCCCTCCACTTCTGCTACTCGCACGAGTTTCCCGAAGTCCACGGGCAAGAGCGTGAACATCCACTACGCCCTCCACAACCGTTACGGTGCGTGGAATGACGCTGTGACCAACTTCAACGACTCAAATTCCGATGGCTTCGCTGGTATGCCATACGGCTCACACGACATGCTCATCGCGTGGGTGGATTCCGGCACCCTTCGCTATCGCGTCCACACCAAAGAGAGCGGCTGGCTCGGCTGGGTACAGTATGCCAACTACAACGATTCCGTAAACGGCATGGCTGGCATCTGGGGCCAGACTATAGACGGCGTTCAGATGTATTACATCACGCCGGGCGGTGACTACAAGCAGGTCTACTACCGTAGCCAGGACGTTGCTCACGCCGGGTACTGGGACGAGGTATGCGATGACGGCTCCACCTACGGTGGCGATGACTACGCTGGCATCTACGGCTATGCGCTCGACCGCCTGCAATGCTACGTGTCTGACGGTACCCGCCGATGATTAGCATCGACGCAGCACATGTTGACGCACTAACATACGGCGGAAACCCCTACTAATAAAAACGTTCGCAACTTATAACCCCTCTCCACCATCTGGTGGGGAGGGGCTTTTTTTGTTTTGCAGCAGTCCGCGTCCTAACTCAGTCCATAAGTTCTGAAATATGCACTACTATGGAGACCTATGGAAACGTATAACTGCACTATGGAGCACTATGGAGACCTATAGAACACTTATCTACTACTTCGCCGAGGACTAGGGCATTTTAACAAACACGCAGGTAGAACGCTTGCATAAAGGTTTTGCGTCCTAACTTGTCCTTAAGGGTACCTAACTAATTTCCGAAGTATGCCTTATCGACCGTCTCGATGAACAGTTCTTTGTCGGGGCGGTCGTAGTGTTTGCCGAGAATATTCTTGGAAGCGTGACCCATCATTTTGTCAACCATCTGTGCGGGAATGCCGTACTTCCAAAGCATTGCCGTGGCCCATGAGTTGCGCAATTTGGTCATGGTCAGGTAGCGCAAATCAATCGTTCCATTCCTGTAATAGCTTAGCCACTCACCTGTAATTCTCTTGCGATCCATCGGCATTCCCGTGCCTTTGTCGCAGATGTACAGCTCTTGGTCTTCTGTGCGCTGCTTTGCTATCTCGGCGAGCCGCAAGCTCCATGGCGGCGGGATGATGATTGGACGGCGGCTTTCTGCCGTCTTAAGCGGCTCAAAGCTGTTGTTCTGAGAATACTGGTGATAAAGGTCGTATACGGCGTACGTGCGACCATTGTATTCATCAAACGTAATGTCTTTCACCGCTGCTGCCGCTGCTTCGCCGACACGGCATGAGCCTTTAGCCATTAGGATCACTACGCCCTCGATGCGACTACCTCGCAACGATTCAAGGATGCTGTCAATTTCAGCCACCGTGTAGACTTCTAGCCCGCTATCGCCCGTGCTTTTCTTTTCGCGCGGCATTTTGTATTTTGCATCGATAAAAGAAATGCCGTCCACATCGTGAAGTCTCGCACAGTTGACGAGATTGAGAATGATGATATGCGAGACGTGAGCCTGTGCCGCAGTGAACTTGTCCAACCAACGTTGGTATTCTTCAACTCTCACTTTATTCATGGCAACGTTTGCCCATTTCGGCGAGACCTTTGACCTCCATGCGCTACGGTAGTTGACGAATGTGCTGCGCGACATATCGCCAGTCTCAAGCTGCTTTTCAAGCTGCGGGAAATACCATTCATCCCAGCACTGCTTGAATGTCGGGCATGGAACAACACGCTCATTTGGCGGCAGGTGGTGGAGTTGCCAAAGGCGGCGCAACTCATCGTCCGCTTCACGCGAGGTGCAGGGATAGAGCGTCTTTGAGCGGCGAACGCGATTGAGCCCGTCCCACTCGCACCAACGGATTCTCCACTTGTTCTTGTCGATTTTGGTTTTGGTTCCCCATGATGAACGTGGCATAATGAACCTATTCCCTTCTAATTGTAGGTTTGCAGGAATGGCGGCGCTCCACTGGTCTTGGCGGGTTGGTGGTGCGCTTTTTTGTGTCTTGGCTTACTCCATCTCCTTTGACGATTGAAACCAAACGACTGTGCCGTGAAACTCCACCGTATGTTCGGTGGTGGCGGCAAATACCATATCCTCGTATTCGGCGTTATGCGAATCAGGTGACAGTATCAGCGTGTTGGCACCGCGATACAGGCGGCGCATTACGTAGTCAGCACCATCAATACTAACGACCGCAATTGAGCCGTTTGATGGGCGCTTCTCGGGGTCTATGAGGATATAGCAGCCTTCTGGATAGACGTTATCCATGCAGTCTCCCTCCACCTGGAGGAAGTAGCCCTGAGGGTGTCGCTTGATGATTTCGTATGGCACTGGTATTGCGTCTTGCAATACATCAGGCTCCTGGGCTTCCCCCGCGTGGACGCGGCCTAATAGGGGAGCGTAGGCTGGTTTTGCTGTAGTGGGCTTGATCGCATTAGACGGGATGCGGTCAAACATTCCACCATCTTCAATAATCGCGCTCTTGGATATACCGAAGTGGTCGGCAATGTTCTGGATGGCTCCCATGCGAGGCTCAGAAAAACCGCCCTCCCATTGAGATACAGCACCACGCGACACGCCTGCAATTTTTGCAAGTTCCTCTTGCGTCAATCTTTCGCGTTTCCGCAGCTCAATTATATTTTCCCTAATTCCCATATCCAACACCTCGTTAATCTTTTTTACATTGTACGAAAAAATATGTTGACACGCTACGCTAGTTTAACTAGCATACAAAACAGTTGAAAGACCGAAAGGGGGTAATACGAAATGCCAAACGAAACTTTGGAAGAAGCGCGTAAACGAGCTGGATACACCCAGCAGTTTATGGCTGATAAGCTGGGGTGTTCGCGCCCTACATATGCGGCAATTGAAGCAGACCCAGCTAGGGCAACTGTTCTTCAAGCCAAGACGATATGCTCGCTGCTTTCCAAAAACTACGAGTATATTTTTTTCGGCTCAAACGCTAGTAAAACTAACGTCTAACTAACCAATCCAACCACTGATTTATCAAACATGCGTTTCGCACGCGCCGCACTGGCGAATCACGAACCTCTCTACGTGATCATGCCTCCTGCGATCGGGCCAACCACACTCGCCAGTACGGTGCGAGCGGGACGCAAAGGGAGATAGCGCCCCTTGAGAACCGCATAGAGCCTTTGCCGATGCCCTGCAAGGTATCGGAAGGAAGGACAGCGTAATACGCGAGTCTAGCCGGTGCTGGCTAGGCGAAACGAAGATTCCAGCCCACGGGCTGGCGGTAAGCGTGGAGAGCCGTAGCGCGGTAGGAAATGACCGCGTATCCCACGCATCCCATATCAAAGCCACAGCGTCACGTGGTGCGTATCCGCTAATCAAGACGTCGTAAATCTCGATTAGTTCTCAGTCCGCCTATAAGCAAATCAGGATACGTACCGCATGGCGCTGTGGCGCATTGAATCCATATAGAACCGCGAACGCGGTACTGCCGTGTCATAAGGAAATTTGTATAGCCCTTTTGATTGCGTACCTAGGCAGTATCGCGCTGGCGGCTCTAGGAGGTGAAGCATGGAAGATATCAAAAGCAGAGCGCTGCAATTCGCTATAGCCGCCGGGCTGAAACCGCAAATGGCGTACACAGTCCGTCAGACGGCGCTCTATTCTGGCGTGCCGCGATCCACATTGTATGCGGAGCACAAGGCGGGACGCTTGAAGTTTAAAACCTACGGTAAGCGCAATGCGCTAATCAGCGTGAGCGAGTTCGACCGCTGGATGAATGAAAACTAAAAAAGCCGTTCCACGGGCTACCAACACGGGAAACGGCTCAAGACCAGACAGAAAGGAGGTCTCAGATGAATTATATCGGAAATTGCCTGTTCGATGCAGCCGAGAACCTAGGCGCGTGGTGGCACGGATTGAGCGAGCGAACCCAGACGGTCGCTTGCGTCGTCCTGATGGTCACGCTCATAGCTATAGCCGGACTTATCGAAGGCACTGCGCCGAGCGGCATGTACTACTAGGAGAATCATGTCATTCATGGGTTGGTCTGTCGAGCGCAAAAACGGAGCGTGGTACGCATCGAAGGTTACCGACGACGAACGGTACAGCCCAGCAGGAATCGTCCGCGTGCGTCGTCTGCTGTATACCGTTAGCCCAGATGCGACAAAGTCAGAAGCTGAGCGCGAGGTAGTGCGCTTGTACAGGTCAAGATATCTAAATTAGGAGAATTATGAAGGTTTACGTGGTCAGCCAAGGCTACACGCCAATTGGCGTTTACAGGGACAGGGAGACGGCGCTTGCCGTGAGCAAGGGCGCGAACGGAGCCCTTTTCGGCGGCGAGGACGATTGCCACGTGCATGAGTTTCCCGTGGTGGAGGAATCATCAATCTTATTAGGACGGCCTATTTGCGAGGCGGTTAGCGATGCCGAACGTGAGTAACGAAGAGCGCCTTGCGGTCATCACCGCTTTCGGCAAGGCTGTTAAGCAGGCCGAGAAGCAGGTACGCGAGGAAGTGGACGCTAAGATGCGCGATGACTTCATGGTAAACGGCGTTACCCAGAAGCAGCTCACCGTGAACGGTCAGAAGGTCGGTACGATCTCGGCGCGAATGAGCAAGCCGAAAGTCGGGCATTTTCCATCCATCGCCAACGCGCAGGAGTTAGTCGAGTGGCTTCGCACGTCCGATGGCGGATTAGATACGCTCAACCGCCTTGTCACCGTAAAGCCAGATTTGGTTCTTGAAGCTGCTGTTGCCGATGGTGAGTTGCCAGATGGGTGTGAGATGGTAGAGCGTTTCGAGCCGCCGATGATGACAGGAACGACCGTTCGAGTACAGACGCAAAAGGTGGTTGAAGCACTCGGTAACAACCTCGGTGCTGCCGCTGCCGCACTGCTTACGGGGGAGGTGGAATAGATGGGAACCGCAATTCTAGTCCTAGGCAAATCAGGCTCGGGCAAGTCCACCTCCTTGCGCAACTTCGCGCCAGACGAGGTAGGCATTTTCAATGTCCTCGGCAAGCCTTTGCCGTTCCGTGGCGGGGCTAAGTTCCCGCAGGCGAACCGTGCCACGTATGCACAGATTTTCGATACTCTACGAACCGCTCAAGGGCGTTGCTACGTCATTGACGATTCCACCTATCTCATGCAAAACGAGAACTTCAATCGTGCCAAGGAGAAAGGGTACGAGAAGTTCACAGAGATCGCCATGCACTTCCAGCAACTTATTAGCGCGGCAATAGCAACTGGCCCAGATACCATCGTCTATTTCCTCCATCATGTGGACGAAGATATAAACGGCAACGAGAAGGTCATGACCATCGGCAAGATGCTCGATGAGAAGTGGAATATCGCTGGCGCTTGCCCCGTGGTCATTGATTGCGTGGTTGAAGAGGGACAGCACCTTTTCATCACTGCGAACAACGGGCACAACTTGGCGAAAGCCCCCATGGGTAGCTTGCCCGATAAGATGGACAACGACCTAAAGGCAGTAGATACCGCATTGCGCGAGTACTGGGGCATGAAGCCCATCAAGGACGTTGAGCCGGATGGTGCAGATACCAAGTAACGAGACACTCGCAGAGATGGAGCGTCTTTGCGAGGACAGATACCAACAGTTGATACAGGGCGGTTGCGACCCGGACGTGGCGGCAGACCGAACCTTCGATGCTTTAAGGGCATCGCTGGGCGAGGTACCGCAATGTTTCGATAAGCGCGACCGCCTTTTTGAGAACAAGCTACGAAGCGTAGCGGAAAGGAAACAACATGCGTAACGTCAACTGGGGCAGTGTGAACGCGACCGCAGACGGAGGCGATTTCAAGCGTCCCGCACCTGGCGGCTATGTCGCGCGTCTCGTATCGCTCATGGACAACGACGAAAAGCAGTATGTCGAAGCCGTTTTCGACATTGCCGAGGGCGAGTTTGCGAACTACTACTCCGATGATTGGGGACAGTCGCACCCATACGCCCACCACTTCTTCTTGAGCTACAAGGACACGGCGCTGGGTATGCTCAAGGGCCGTCTCGAAGCTATCCAGGCATCGAACCCCGGCTTTGACCCGTTCGCCGCGTGGGATGCTGGCCGTCTCGACATGTTCGCAAACCGTCTCGTCGGCATCAACCTCCAAGAGGAAGAGTACGAGTACAACGGCGATGTAAAGACGCGCCTTAACGTCTGTCAGGTCGTGCCAGTTCAGGACGTTCGCGACGGCAAGGTGAAGCCACGCGATACCAAGAAGCTCGACGGTGGTAATGCCCCCTCCACTACTCCTGCGGTGGTGGCGGCTCCTGCGGCTAACGTATACGCTGGCCCCATCCCGTTCAACTAATCGTGATTATCGAGGATACGCGGCAACAAAAGTCCAAGCACGGCAACATAGAAAAATGGATGGTAGCCCATGGCGTGGAGTTCGCGCCTAGGGATACCGCCTTACCGTTCGGCGATTACATGCTCGAAGGCTCCAATATCTCCATCGACACCAAGAAGGATGTCCAGGAGGTGGCGGGGAACATCGGGCGCGACCACGCGAGGTTCGTCCGCGAGTGCGACAGGGCGCGAGCAGAGGGATACCGCCTGGTAATACTCGTGGAGGAACACCCCGAGTTCAACGACCGCTCGAAGCTGTGCAAATGGAAGAGCTACGTTTGCCGTAAATGCCGCAGGTGCAACCCGTTTGACCGCGGGAGCAAATGCGTCAAGTACCGAAGCAAGCCGATGAACGGGCGCACCGTTGCCCGCATCATCGGCACGCTCGAAAAGGAGCACGGCGTAAGGTTCGAGTTCTGCTACAAGCGGGACACGGCACGCCGGATATGTGAGATTCTAGGAGTTCCATATGGATGAACGCGAATCGCGCCTATCCGAGCTTGGAAGGACGGCGCTTTCATACGTCCGCGCCGGGTTTGCCGTCTTTCCGGTGGCCCCGCGCGGAAAAGTCCCGGCATCTGAGGCACGCCACGGCCTGAATGACTGGACGGACAACCCGGACGACGTAATCAACTACTGGACGAAGCATCCGAACGCAAACATCGGCATCACGTGCGGAGCTCCGAGCGGCGGTCTGCTCGTCCTCGATTTTGATGTGTCAGATTCCAAGGACGGGCTTGCTACACTCAAGGAGTGGGAGACAACCCACGGCGAGTTGCCCGACACGCCAATAGCCGTCACCGGCAGCGGCGGAAGGCACTACTTCTTCAAGACTGGCCGGACGAACATCCATCCATCCACTAACTCGACCTTGGGCGTGGACGTGCGCTGTGACGGCTCATTCGTTGTCGCTGCGGGCTCCATCCATCCAAACGGTCAGATGTACGAATGGATCGCATCGCCTTGGGAAGTGGACATAGCAACAGCGGACGATAACGTATACGACTTCCTCGATTACATCCAGCGCAACGGTTCGGACGAGGTAAACGCTCGCAAGGAGAACGGCAAGTTTTCGCTACCAGCAGAAATCAAGTCTGGCGAGCGCGACAAGACGCTGTTCCGCTATGCGTCACACCTCAGAAGCATCGGGCGCTCGGATGAAGAGATTCACAATGCCGTACTCGGCGCGAACTTCATGCGTTGCAAGCCGCCCATGGACTCGCGCGATATCGACCGCATCGTAAAGAGTGCGTGCAAATATGAGCAGGGCGGCGGCATCGGATACAAACCAAGTGACGATGGGCGCACCGTCGGCGCACCCGGGCATTCCAGTGGTAGTGGTGGAGGGGCGGCACCTCGCGGCAAGCGTGGCGGCATCCTAACCAACGAGCTTGCCAAGATGGTAATGTCCGAGAATCACGCAAGAAAAATCGACGGAGCACCAGCAGTGTGGACGGGTCGCAGATGGGAGTTCGGTACACGCGCTATCAACCGTTGCACGCTACGTCTCGCCGATGATGCAAAGAAGCAGGACAAAGCGGAAGTCGCCAGCTACATCATGGACATGGCACCGAGTGTGACGAGCGACCGCGAGTTCGACGGCGGCTATTACGTTCAGTTCGCCAACTGCACCTATGACGTGCTGGAGGAACGCGAGGTCGAACCGGACCCGTCCATGTACATCATCGCAACCCTGCCCGTAAACTTGAACTTTAGCGTTGGGCGCAACGCCGCCGATGAGTTCTTGGAATCCATCAGCAACGGCGACAGCGCGACGATGCTAGCCATGCAGGAGGTCATAGGAGCTTGCATGTGCTCGCGGCGCGTTCTTAGCCAATCGCCCATGCTCATAGGAAAGGCTGGCGGCGCGAGCGGCAAGGCGAGTAACGGCAAATCGACCTATCTGAACTGGCTGCGATCTATCCTAGGCACCGAGAACACGTCGAGTCTGGACATTGCGACTTTGGGTCAGCGGTTCCAGGCGGGGCGCGTAGTCGGCAAGCTGGCTAACCTTGGTGATGACATCCCTGACGGATTTCTTCGCGGTGACGAGCTATCCATGTTCAAGAAGCTGGTCACCGGCGATGCAATCTACACGGACGTTAAGAACGGCGACGGATACGAGTTCAGACCGAGCGCTTCAATGGTGTTCTCCATGAATTCGGTGCCGCGCCTATCGGATACCACGGACGGCATCTTCAGGCGCTTGGCGTTCATCCCGTTCCGCAAACGGTTCTCGCCTGGCACGGATGGTTACGATCCGCACATAGCCGAGAAGCTAGCGCAGCCTGAAGTCCTAGAGCGCGGGGCGCTGCTGGGTCTTATGGCGCTTGGTGACTTGATTCGGCGCGGCACGCTCACCACTATCCCCGATATGGCGGCAGAGGTGGAAGAGGTCAGGCTTAACAACGATTCCGTTGTCAGGTGGATTGCCGATTGCGGCATCACTGGCGAACAGCTTGTTAACCGTCCGATTGAAACCGTTTACGGCGAATACAAACAGTGGTGCGATGACAGCGGCGAGCGTTCGCCTTATGCCCGTAGAACATGGACGGCGAAGGTCAAAGAGAACGTAACGCTTAAAAACGGCGCGATGCTCGAAAGTAGACCATCACGTATTAAAGACTCAGCAAAAGTAGTACGTGCGTTCGCTGTTCGTTACGAATAATGCCTATTTGTTACGTTTCGCCAAATCCCAAACGTAACAAAGTCTTTGCAGGTAAACATAGCTATATTGCGTTGTTACGCTCAAATCCTAGCCAATTCCCAACTTCTAAAAAAAATATATATATATATAGAAATATGGGAATAGGAAATCGAACGTAACAACGCACAATGTTACAAATTGAATAGGAGTGACCGTGAAACTGGTCGATATAGCAGGCCAGCGTTTCGGAATGCTGACCGTAATCGAAAAGGTATACGACAGGCGAAGGACTCCGCACACCCAATGGCTTTGCCAATGCGATTGCGGTAATCGAGTGATCGTAACTGGCGGCAATTTACGTAGTGGCAATACGACTAGTTGCGGATGCAAAAACAACCGCTCAAACAACCTCATCAATACGCTTAGCGGTGATGAGTGATGCAGGACTACCAATCGCTTGCCTTGAACTACGCAGAAGAGCTATCCGATCTAAAGCGTCGATACGCGAACCTAGAGCGCCATTGCCGAGGACTCGAATCGAAGCTATCAAAAACGCGCGACCGCATGAAGATGTACCGCGCGAGGTGCAAGGCGTGGGAGTCGGCGCTAGCCAACGTGGACAGGATTTACTGGGGCTATATGCGCGATGAAGACCTCATGGCACCACACATGGCATATAGCGTTGCTGTATGCGCGGCGAACATACGCAAAGTAGTGGCGCCGACCTATCCGAGCGCCGATTGCGCGGAGCTGCGTCCAAAGGTTCTCAACCGCACCTCTTACCCATATGTGGACAAAACCGAATAACCGATTTTCAGCGCGTATAAGGCGTGGTTTTGGCTTGACCCTAGACCGTATAGGGTCGATTGATTATCGCGCCGTCAGCGCTGGATGAGCAAGCGAGAACGGCAAATATAGCGAACTAAGAAAGGATACCGAATGACCGTAGAGCTACCAAAGGATGCCGAGGGGCGCGAGATTCCGCTAGATGTCGAGTTTCTGTACAACGCGAACGGCGAGTCGGTTAAGCCATACAGCTTCACGTTCAGGCGTTACGACGGTTTCTGCTGGGAGATGCGCCTTGTTGGTGCGCCAGAAGATCTAGTTTATGAAACCAATAGCTTCTACATCACACCGCCAGACAGCTTCGAGAAGCTTGAAGACGACTTGAGCAAGATTGTGAACCATCCGAAAAAATCGTCTGCGCGTATTTCGGTCGAGAAAGAAAAGACTGCGACGGCTGCAAGCTCGAGAACTGTGAAGGCTCCTGCTCACATGCCTGCTTGGAAGACATAATTACGCGCATCCGCAAGCTGATGGGTGATGGTGAATGAGCGTCATCGAGCGCATCGACATGTTCGCAATGTCGCTGCCGCATAACTGCTTGTATTGCAAGTTCGGCGACATCGTGTTCAGCGGATACGATGACCTCGTTGGTGACCACCTGGCGTGTATGTTCCACGCCACCGACGGTCTGAAAAGCAAGAAGTTTGCCGGTGTGCCAAAACCGAACCGAGATTTCCATAGGACGTTCTGCCCGATTATGAACTGGGACGAGCACTGCGACTCGTTCAAGCCAATCAAGTTCGGCGGGAATAAGTTCAAGGTTCTCGATCATTGCGGATTGTTCGATTCCTATTGGAAGAACGGTGAGGACGAATGACCGACAAAATCAAGCTGAAACCATGCCCCTTCTGCGGCTCCACTAATCTATCTCGATTCACCAGCTCGACGATGGATAGTGACGAGGTTAGATACGGCTTTTATTGCCATAGCTGCGGTACTAAGGGGCCGCACGCGCCAAGTAATGAGCTGGCGGTAGAGGTGTGGAACAGGAGGACGAATGACATCCAAGAGACTAGCAACCTACGCGCTCAACAAGAAGGCCATCCAGCGCTATCTGATTGACCACGACCTAACGCAAGACGATTTTGCTAAGACTCTTGGCATCTCGACTTCGTATTTCAACGATCTACTGAACGGTCGTAGGAGCATTTCGCTAAGAAACCTGTTCTCCATTGCCGAAGAGACGGCTATAGACGTATTCGATCTAGTGATGGAGGTGGACGAATGAGGTACGTAAGCATCTTCTCCGGTGTCGAGGCGGCAACACTTGCATGGGAACCGCTCGGATGGGAACCACTCGCGTTCTGCGAGATAGACGACTTCCCGAGCGCGGTGCTTTCCGAGCACTGGCCGAACGTCCCGAACCTCGGAGACATCACAAAAGTAGATTGGAAAAAGGAGATTCATGGAGCAGTTGACCTTGTTGTCGGAGGAAGTCCATGCCAGTCCTTCTCCATCGCAGGAAAACGAGAAGGTCTTAAGGGAGCTTCTGGACTCATGTTCGAGTACATACGTTGTGTTCAAGAGCTTATGCCTCGGTGGTTCCTGTGGGAAAACGTCAAAGGAGCGCTCTCGTGTGAGGGTGGGGCGGCTTTCGGACAGCTGCTCCGAGAAATGGATGCCCTCGGGTACGGTTTGGCGTGGCGAGTTCTGGACGCGCAGTTCTTCGGCGTGGCCCAAAGACGCGAGCGTCTCTTTCTTGTCGGACACCTTGGAGACGCACGCGCCTGCGAAGTACTCTTTGAGCCAGAAAGCATGTGCTGGGATACTCCGTCGAGCCGAGAAAAGAGGAAAGCCGTTGCCGCCGCTTCTGGACGCTGCGTTGCGCAAGGTGGCGGAACAGGACGCATAAACCACGATAGTCAGCACGATACCTTCTCAATCGCCGGGAACATCATCGGGAGCAAGCCTAAGAACGTCGGCAATGGGAACGGTTTCCAAGAACCTGGTGAGCCTATGTATACGCTGACGACGATTGATCGTCCTGCGGTGGAGTTCAAGTACCACCAAGGATCAAAGTCAGGCGGCATCGGAGCTGCCGTAGAGCAGTCACCGACACTCACTGCCGACTATCACAATCCTGCGGTTATGTACGAGGAGAGTGAGACATGCACAGCTGGCTTATCCGAGACAGGGCAGGCAAAACCAGGTAGTGGCAAAGGACCATTGATTCAAGATGAAATCAGCGGCACACTGAGCACGGTCAACAACCAGAGCCTCGTGTGCATGACCGACACGCAGAAGAACACGAGCGTGGACACCGAGGTTTCTGGAACAATCAGCGCCCACACTCGCAAAGACCCGCCAGTCGTCGCTTTCAAGAACCACCAAGGAGCGACTTCCGGCATTGGCGCCGACGAATCGGGGCCGATCGCAGAAAGCGGCATCAACTCGGTAGTTCGCCGCCTGACTCCACTTGAGTGCGAGCGTTTACAGGGCTTCCCGGACAACCACACAAGAATCCCGTGGAAGGGAAAGCCTTCCGAGGAGTGCCCTGACTCTCTGCGCTACAAGGCGTGCGGAAACAGCATGGCAGTCCCAGTCATGCGCTGGCTGGGAGAGCGCATCGAGGCGGTCGACAGGCTATAGAGAGGAGTCGATGGACGAATGATTACCGATGAGAAGAAGCGCGAGGTAGCTTCGAAGGAAGGTTAGCTATGGCATATGACAGCGCTGGCTACCACAACCACTGCTGCGAGTGCCGCCATCTCGCGCTTGACGAAGAGCACACGAAACTCAAGCGCGATGTATTCGGCGAACTCACGCCAAATGTCTACTACTGCAAAAAGTTGCATATCGTTGTCGACCATCTCGACTCACCGAACAACCCGTCAAGCGCGGCGGCAGGATGCTACAGCTACGAGAAAGCCGGTAAAAGACAGCGCTATAGAACTGGAGGTGACAAAAAATGAGGGAGCGACAAATCTACGTTGTGACAGACGTTTACGAGTACATCGACCCTCAGATTGGATGCGAGCAGGAAACGCCGTCATGCGCCTTCGCCACGGCGGATGAAGCCCTTAAGTGCGAGGAAGAGCACAAGCGTACGTACCGTGACCAGCTGCGATATACCGACATGAGGTACGTCGATAGCTTTGTCTACTGTATCCCATATCAATACGAATAGAACCAACCAGCCACGCAAATTACGCGGGGCTTTTACTAAAGGAAGGACTAGATGAAAGTCTCACCGAACATCCAAGTGATTCAAGCGCAATTCGACAGCCCGAAACTCAAGCCGTCATATGCTCACGGCGTGGGCGATGCAGGTTGCGACATGCGAGCCAACATCACGGAACCAAAGACCATTTTCCCGTCCGAGATTGTCAGGTTCGGTACCGGTATCCACCTTGCCATGCCTCACGGCATGTTTGCGTTGCAGGCCATCCGTTCGGGGCTGTCAATCAACCACGGGCTACAGCTTTCCAATGCTCCCGGAATCATAGACAGCGACTATCGCGGCGAGATCGTGTGCGCCATGTCCGCAGGCTGCGCAACCAGATGGAGGTGGAGCAATGCAAGTAAT